TCTACCCATTCACCGTCCCATGTGCATTCAGGTAACCGCATTATAACACGAGAGCCGAAGAACCTGCCGTTGCCATCCCCCATTGTATTGCTGTAATTAAATAACCCGACCATGACCCCCTGAAAAGTTATCTTTGGCCTTATGTATTGTGACTTATAAACATCCTGACACAATAGATTCAACTCTTTCGTATCACTACCTAATTTAGAGGTCCACTGATAAGCCCTGCCCTCGCCTGATAAAGACATTGCATTTTTTGCCATTAATTGAGAGTTGACAACATCAGAATCCCTAAAGAATATTTCTAAATCATATCCTCCACCATATACGTTATCCATATCAATCTCTAAAGTCTCCACAACCTCTAATAAGCCATTTAGAAACTCCACCTTAACATCATCATAATACGTATACTCATTGTCCTGCCACGCATAGAACCGGATTAATACTTCATAAGTTACGCCTGGTTTATCAGGTATTTCGGGGGTGATCTTTTCAAAACTTTGCCATTGCCTTTCATGGATTGATGTTTCGGGGACAAAGGGCCATAATCCGTAATCAAACCAACTATTGTTAGAGGCAAACCATTTTGTCGTACCGTCATCTAGGATAATCTGAGGCTCATATACCGCTGATGGTGTATCTGGTGGGAACAACCCCGATTGTTGGAAAGTTTTCCATTGCCCCGAGACTCTGAAATATTGTAAATTACGCCCCGTTAATCCCGTTGTGCCGTGATAGGTCGTTTTATATTCTAAGTAATAATTATTATTAAAATACTCTAACCTCAATCCCTGAGTGCCATTCTCAACATGCGCCAGAAGGCCAATGTTATTACTATCTGTATAATAATCACTTATTGCACTCGCATTATCAAAAGAAGTATCTAAAAGCAACTGATTTTTTAAAGGGAAATTAACATTAATAGATGCACGGGGTAACGTTGTCTTTATAATCGCATCATTATTAATGAATCTTAAATAGTCCGTACTTGAGGCATCATTATCACTCAACTCTTTATTATATAGATCCGATGTGCCAGAAGTTACGACATTCCCAGCTGAATTAATCTGTCTCCATATGGTCGAATCAAATAGCTCTGCTATCCTTGTGATGTGCCACTTCCCCTGTTCCATGTAAATCACGGCATTAAAAGGAGTTAATATTTTCTCAAGCACATCATAACAGGATAAGGCTTCCAGTGTCTCCTCATCTACAAAAGCCTCCTGATCAATATAAACCTGTTTTAACGGAGAATAATTTGTCGCGCTATCCATGCCATCCTCATACACATTCACCCTCTCAACAAATCCGAGCGATAAATTTAATTTAGCCAAAAGTTTTATAAGGATATTCAATGCAGTATCTCTCCCCCTATATAATGCACCGCTATTTTTATAAGGTATCCCCGAGAGCATGCCCAACCCATCGGTTGCCATTAGCTGAACTATGTTGGGAGCTGCTTTATATGGCCTTTGATAATTCCCTGCTAATACAAATCCCATCCAATAGACAACAGCGTCTATCTTTAGCTCTACCCGGCACTCATTTTGCTTTATAGCCAACATTTCATCGAGCCGATCAACAGTGTCCTGATACAATGACATGGTACATACACTTGCACGAATAGGCTTATATATATCATCTGAGTCAGCGTTCCATGATATCTCCATCCCCTTGGATCTTAGTTGAATGGATGACCCTGAATAACCGTCAAATTGAAGGTTTATCAGTATCGTTCTTTGATACCGATCTCTGAAACTTGTATAATATTTGGTCACAAAAGCCATTAATACAATCTGTTATTTAATTCTGATGTTTGATTATATGCCGTTACTAAATTATTGCCTCTTATATATAATTCCTGACTATCTGATCCCGATCCTCTGGGCTCAAAAGTCTTTATTTTATCTCCGTTATCTTTATTTGAAGATGCGAACGCTCCGATCCCCTTTAATGCAAGCCCCCCCACTATTAACCCCAGTCCCTGCGGAGTTGCTACCCCTAACTTAATCCCAGCTGCAATTGCAATATCGCCTAAGGCTGACACTATCATTGCGCTTAACTCATTTAAAGTATCTTGTAATGTTTTCGTTCCGGCAGCGACCCTCCCCAGTGATTCAGCGAATGATGAACCTATCTGCGTAAAAGTCCTTGTTAAAGTATCTGATATTGAAGCTCCTTTCTTTACAGATACCCTCTCCACATCCTCTAAGGCAGGCTCTATTTTCAGCAAAGAGGATATCATATTCTCAACCTCTGAATCAACCTCTGCGGAGAAGTCTGATATACCACTGTTCTGCAAAGATACACCTATCAAAGATAAATCAGGGCCCTCATATTTAGTTATCTCCCCCAGTGCTTTTGTCTTAGCTTCGAGTAATTTTATCTCGTAATTTAATTGCCCTATTTCAGATATAGACGCATTATCCCTGCTTTTCTTTAGAGTATCTATTTGCTCTTTTAAATCATTAATCGAGCCCCTTTTGATCTCCGTCTCATCAACAATCTGAGTTGTAAATTCCTCAGATACTTTCCCGTAATTCCTCAATTCAGCTATCTGAACCTTGAGCATTTCGGCTTTCTTCTTATCAAAACCCTCGGCCATAGCTAAAGCCTTGATATATTGCAGTATTAAATCATTAACTGCTTTCTGCTCCGCCTGTTGCTCATTCTGCGATACACCTAATTCTAAGTATCTATTAGCTAAAGTCTTTACCTCCTTCGCATCCTCTATGACCGCATTTTTTGTTGAGTCATCCCAAACCTGCTTTCTTATTTTCTCTGCACCGTCAAAAACACGCTGTAACCCATCGGCCATTAATTTAAGCGTAGGAACCACCTTAACAAGTATCTCAGTCACCAGACCGCCTATAGTCTCCTTTAGATCACCGAGTTGATTATCTAATTGCTGCAACGGCCCTGTTCCAACCTTAGCTGCTGCCTCTGCCTGACCACCAAAAGCGGATGTTAATCCATTGGCCAAGCTGGTTAGTCTCTCAGTTGATCCGACATTTCCCTCGACCTCGATACCATACCTTGATAATGCGTTAGTGCTTGATCCTAATGTCTTACTTACCAGGTCAGCTGCACCGGCTAAATCCATACCCTTAGCTGCTGCCAGATCCTGAACTAGAGGGATAATAGTTTTTATCTGATCCTCCTCCTTAACAAAAGCAGCTATAAGAGCCTGAGCCCTTATAGTCTCTTCATCGCCGAATAAAGTAATCTTTTGTAATTCCTGCGCTTGCGCAATTAACTCCTGCTGTGCAGACTTCCTCCCCTTTAGAGCTACAAGTAATTGATTTTCTGCCTGCGCCTGAACGTTATACGCTTTAGTAGATGCCTTTGCAAAATTAACAATCGCACGAACACCGAAGGCAGCCACAATAGCAGGTCCGAGCGTACCAACAGACTTTTTGAAGTTACCTAGCACTGAATTGCTCTGCTTAATACCTTTTTTAAACTTGGTATTATTTGCCGATATGACAGCTGTTAAGCTTGCTACTGTGCTAGTTCCCATGTCTCTTTTCTTAACTGTATTAACTTCTCATCATCCGGCACATCGACCGACTCGTCCCACGGTAGGGGTAATATCTTGTTAGCAACCCTGTGCTTTATCTTGTAACCTTGTACAGGCTTGTTTTCAATTGATGATAGTATTAGTCTTGTCTGCTCCCATGATTCTTGTGTTCTTCTGTTCTCTGCATCATAATAACCACCAATCGCATTAAATAACTCGCTCAAATCATAATTGTACCAAAAATCCTCATATCGCATTCCCATCTGACCAAAGCATATACTCTGTAATTCATCGAATGTTATTTTTTTTTACTATCTCCCTTCTGCTCTTTCCCATAATCAGCAAACACCTCGGTGACCTTGGTAATTATCTCATTATTATCATCTGCATAATCAATGAATTGAGCTACACTTTTAAACATGCACTCAATACCCTCTTTCCTTGCTCCATCCTTTACACCAATATACAGCAATGTTAGCAGATCCATGAGATTCATCTTATTCATATCTAAAGCCAAAACCTCATTCATAGATATTTTCCTCATCTCAGAATATTCAGCCAGTGCATTCATCCCGTAATTTACCGGGATCTTAACGCTGTTTACTTCAATTATTCTTATCATATCGCTGGATCTCCACTAAGTTGAATTGAATAAGAACCAGTAACTAAGCTATCAGAATTTGCACCCGACAAGCCGATAGATGTTAGCACCCCATCGCATGAAATAAATGGAGAGCCGTTTCTTTCGATCGAAACACTGAGTGTTGTCCCGGCATTCACCAGAGTGAATAATGAAGCCCATTGAGAGCCGTCTGCCGCTAACAGATAACTGCCCGAAGCAGTACCGGATACCTTTCCGCCCATAAACTCAGCGTTCATCTCACTTGTCTGCGAAGTGGTCTCTAATGCCTCGCCTGTTATATCCAGGCTTACATCGGTGGAGGCTGCAATGATTGAACCCCCTACCTTTAATACTAATTTATACCCTAATAGTGCCATATCATTTATTTATTTATGCTGGATTTCCACTTAATTGAATCGAATAAGAACCGGTAACTAAACTATCAGAATTGCCTCCCGATAACCCTATCGAGGTGATCACACCGTCACAGTCAATGAACTTTACTGTATCCCGGTATATCTCAACCTCTAACACATTACCTGCGTTTACGTGTGCGAAGAGATTCGTCCACTGTTCACCATCCGCAGCAAGCAAGTAAGATCCGCTAACTGTACCGGATACTTTGCCGCCGATAAATTCAGCGTTCAGTCCGCTGGTCTGCGAAGTGGTCTCTAATGCCTCAGCGGTTATATCCAAGCTTACATCTGTTGATGCGGCAATGATCTCATTGACCACACCGGAGGAGTGCTGTTGCACCCTTAGCGTTAATTTGTATCCTAATAGTGCCATGTTAATTGAATTTTAAATTATATTCTTGTGTTATGTTTATCTTATCTAAATCAGGGATATATCCAGAATCGGCCTCTGAAACCCACCGGGATAGCATCAATGTTTTATCATCATATAATCCAGATGCGTTATCCATGCCAGTAAACAGTGTATCCGCTAATGATATGCATGTATCGTAATCGCTCGCATATATGTAAAGCACCAGTGTAACCTCTGTAGGTCCTGTAAAATCTTGCGTTAATGTAGGTTCAATTCGCACGGTATAAACAACATAGGCCGCTTTCGTTTCCTGTGGTGCAAAGAACGGATAGACATTTGATTCAATGTCATTAAGTAAGTCATATATAGCGGCTCTAATGCTCATATTTTTCGTGCTTTTTTCATCTCACGCTCCATTATTATTCTGATTGACCTTGATAATTTTGCTTCCATATTGGTTAAATTACTCTCAAAGAATCTATTAATTGTCAACCTACTGTTCCCTTGACCATATTCCCAAAACTTCAAGTAAAAAGGATCTTTCATATAGTCGCCTCTGGGGCCCTTTGGGCCTAAGAAATAAACAGCACTCTTTTTGCTCCGGCCAACCTTCTTGCCTATACTTCTTCTGCCAAGCCCCGGAGGGTGCCATTTATGCCCACCCGGCGTTAATGCTGTTTTTCTTATTGGCATCTCCCTTTTTAAAGGAGCAACAAAACCCTGAGCAACATTGCCAACGACCTTCTTTAAAGACTTCTGCTGTAGCTTATAATCTAAACTTGCAAAAACCCTGCTTAATTCCTGATCGCCTACTAATTTTATGTCAACATCACTCATCATCCTGCCTTGCGGCTATTAATACCGTTTCTAATCTATTTTTATGGCTTATTGATGTGATATTATAATTATCATCCCTATACCTAATCCTCATCTTTGGGGTGATTTTTTGCCCATTATTGTAATACACAGCAAAGCTTTTTACATCATTATAAACCATCATGTCGGCATTGAAATTCTCATTACCTGATACTTGGTCAACCTCAGCCCATAGCGTTAAAAAAAGACCCCATGTCTCAGTAACCCCCCCGGCTGTGCTTCGGGTTTCAGTTACCTTATATATTTCTATCTGATCATTTTTCATAACTGCGATAGTCGTTAATCAACCTCTCAACCTGCGTCATCTTTGTCTCAAGCGAATCACCGGGCCTGTTATACTCGTTATACACCCTCTGCTTAATCCCTAGCTTTATATCTGCCGGGACAGTCGTAAACCCACCGATAAAGGTTATCTCCATCGCATCACTGCGATCATATACACTCGGCAAATCAGTTATAATAATCTGAGCAGGCCTGATAGATAATGCCGTCAAATAACTATCAGTAGATAATGTTTGCAAAGTATTAGATTCATCATAATACTTAATACTTGAAATACTAGCAACTGGCCACTTAAAAAAGAATATATCCTCCTTAATCTCCTCAGGCGATAAAAACAATTTCCATGTCTGAGGCATGATAGCAAGATTAGCCCTCTGCTCTATCATCTTTGCTGTTGCCTCAATATATGATCGCACCAAATCATCATGATCATAATATGATTCAATCCTCAAGTGAGTCTTCACCTCCTCGATAGAGACAGGCAGCGTAGTGGCTTCAGTTGCTATTATGTATTTCATTTTCTAATTGTTGTAGTTTTAACTTTCGCTTTTTTAACTACAGAGTCTTTAGGCTTAGCCTGAGGTGTTATATCTTCCGCTATGCCTATTTTTATTAGATATTCACAATCCTTAAAGGGCAGGGACTTTGCACAAGCCCCCGCCTTATAAGAATATCCATAATTATGAGCTGGCTTCTTAAATCTGATAATCATCATTATACAGTTTCAAGTCCCTCAATTGCTGCAAAAGATTCCGCATGCCTTAAACCAAGGTCGAAATATCCTACACCTGTTACCCTGATCTCATCAGTCTTATCTAATGAATAGGGATTCACGATAAACTCAAGAGCACCCCATTGGCCGATAATCAGGTCTTTCCAATTTCCGAATACAACAGCTGATAATGCAGTCCCCGTTCCCCTTGTGAGAGTTGAAGGCAGTGCATTGGTGATATAAGCATTGTAACCATTAACCATACCATCAGTTAAAGGTGTAAACATCTCCCAGATATACCCGCCCTGATAAGTAGACTTCAAAGTGTTCTTCATCTTACCAGCTGCCTTAGCATTAGTAATATAAGCAAGTGAATTACCCTCAAGAGCATTGTCCTCAGCTATCATTCTCTCCAACTGGATGATATTCGCCCAGCTCAATACAGTCCCGTTACTACCGTGATCACCGTTATTGATTGCAGATGCAAATAAACCTGTGGGTTGATTCGATGTGCCTGAGCCTGTGAATACTGCCTTTTCAAGAGCATTCATGTGGCCATACATCAGCGAATCCCTTACCTCAGCCTCTACATCAACACTTGACTGGCGCAATAACTGACGTGAGAACTCAGTGTAAGCAGTCAGCCTGTTAGGCGTCAAAGTGAGAGCATTGTAAGAAGGATCAGATTGTGTTGCAATCCCTCCCTCTGATCTCCATGTTGCTACACTATCAGCAGCACGGCGTGGGAATCTAACATCACCATTCAGGTCACCTAAGATAGTCGCTCCGGCACGGCCAACAGCAAAATTGTTTCTTAGTGAACCGATAAGCCCCAAAGTGTCCTCAGGTACAGTATATCCGCCAGCAGCGTCAACAGTTGCCTGTAGAGTTGCACGGGAGTGGATAATGGTGGGGATAGTGATCGCCATGTCATCAACTGACAAACCTCCACGTGATTGCTCTTTCTTACCCTCTTCATCCATCTCCTTCTCAACACCTGTGAGCTTACCTTTAATACCCTCACGGATAAACTTCACGTAAGAGAACCTGTTTAGATCCTTCTCATCTTTCTCTGAGAAAGGCTTGCCAACAACACCGGGGATATTCTTAACCTTAGCAGCTTCTGCCTCAGCGTTTACCCTTGCCTGTTCAGCTTCGATGTTCTTACGCTTGGTAAGAGAATCCATCCTGTCAATGTCTCCGTTTAGAGTTTCTACTTGTTTCTCAAGAGCATCAAAGGATGCCCTGTTTTCATCTGTTAAGCTTTCCTTACCTTCCATGAGCTTATTCATCTCATCTATAAGGGCAGCTCTCTTTTTTCTTAATTCTTCCATTGTTTTAATTTTTATTAGAGTTGCTATTTATCGCCCACAGTAAGGGCCGTTAACTTCATTTTTGATATTCTATAATTAAATTCTCCTAAATCCCGTTTCTTCTCCTCTTTGCCTTCAATCAGATCAATCACCTCTCTGACGGTCATGGCCTCAATCTCGCTCATCCGCTTATTCCCTCCAAGTTCTTTGTAGATGAACCTCAAAGCATCATAAGTCTGCGTCCTTAACGCCTTTTTCTTTGCGTTAGGATTCGATGGGATATTAACAATCGACAGCTCAAGTAGCTCCTGACCCTCGTAATATTGCAGTGATGGATCTTCTTTTAGCTCCCTGTTCCCCATCCTCGCTTCACCAATTTCCAAGAATCCCACCGATACAGTCCTTAAGAATCCACGGTCAACCTTGCTCTTAATCTTCATGGCTAATTCATTCTCCGTATCGAAAATAACATCAACCATCAGATCGCCATCCAGGTAAGCAATACCCTTGCCGATCACATCATCAGGATTGGGTGCATTGCACATATCACCTCCGTAAACATTGTGCTGATAACCGATAATAGGATTAGAATTGAAATTCTTAATATCCCAATTGTCGATATTCAGTACAGTACCATGCCTGTCAGCATGAGCAGTAGAGGCGACAAAGGTATAAACATCATCCTTGTTCTCATTGATACGCTTATCTCTTAACTGCCCCCCTATCTCTCTTATTTTTCTATTTTCCATCTTGATTGTTATTTGTTGTTGATGTATTCGGATTCTCATACTTATCACCTTCGGGATAAGGGTTAAGATTCTCAAGGTTCCGAACCTCATTAGGATTCATCCACCTGTTAGCTATTGCAGAGGCATATAGATTAGTCCGTGCGGCTGTATCGCCTCTCAACAGATCGTTCATATTAAATCTGATTTCTTTCTCGCCCACCTCGTCATTTCCAAGTAGCTTCCATTCTAATTCGGTTTCGAACCGCTCAACGGTCGGACGCATGGCATAGGTTAGAAACTGCAAGTTCTGCACTTCGATATTAGAGAAGGTTGCACGTGAAAGATCATAAAGCAGGGGAGGAGGAACATTGAAGACCCTCGCAATATCCTGTATCTGAAATTCACGGGTGGCCAGAAATTGAGCTGCCTCAGGTGGGATAGTGATTGACTTGTACTTTATTCCATTCTCAAGTAACGGTGTTCCATGATTAACATTTCTTTTCCAGTTATCAGCAAACTGCTCACGTGCGACATCACCAAGTATCTGATCAGTCTCCAATACCGCATCTGAATGGCCTCCTTTGCCGAAGAACTCAGCCCCGAACTTCTCCGCTGCAAGCCCCAGTCCAATCGACTCGGCTGCCATTGTTATCCTTGACTTACCCTGAATCCCATCAGTGGAAATATCTTTGAAATGCAGAACATCCATCATTCTGTATTCACCATCCAGTGAAGACTCTGTACCGCTAACCTTATAGAATATCTTACCATCCCTGACAACGGGCTCGCAAAAATTAGGGTGGATGGGGCTGAGTGCAACTATCTCGCCCTTTTCACGGGTGATGATATTGTAAGCATTGCCCCATAGATCCAGATTAACACTGTTCAGCTCCCAAAAAGTATAAGCATTCATCCACGGATTAGGTCGATAAGCTAATAATTTACTAAGGCTATCAGTGATTTTTATTTTTTTGGGTCCGTTAATTTCAAAAACCTGCTTTGGGAAAGATGCTATTAGCGACCCACGTAGGGATACAGCTGCAAGTACAGCCGTGAATTTCAATGAAGTTTCTTTTGTTACCGATACACCGGATAGTGACTTACCACCCAGCGCAGTTAGTAACCACTGCTTAGGGTTTTTTAAATCTGTATCTAACTCTCTTTTTTGGCTACCGTCAAAGCCGAATTGCCACCATTTAGCCATAATATATATATATATATGGCGCAATATACAAACTATATATTTAGTTTGAAGTTATAAATTATAACTTTCTTTCAAACAAAAAACCCCTCCCGAATTAACGAGAGGGGGAAACTAAACTAACTGTGAAAAAAACTATTTTTCAAAGAAGTCTATTGGGCTTTCTCTGCCTACGTGCTTTTGATATTCAATATCTGCCTTTGCAGAAGATACAGTTTTCCCAAAAACATTGGCCAGTTGTTTTACTTCAGAGATTCCAATCTTACCTTCTCTAAGCTCTTTAAAAACCTCAATCATTTCGTTTCTTAAATCTTCGTTTTTCATGTCGTTTGTTTTTTAATGTAACGTTCTATTTGTATAAGTAACCTTTTTGATTCTATTAATCCTTGTGGAATGTCTGACGAGTTAAGTGTTGAATCCCTTGCTAAGAGCCTTCTTATATAACCATCTGTACATTGTTCTACGTATTCTTTATCGTATTCTTTAATGTTTTCTTTAATGCATTCTTTATTCTTTTGATAGTATTCTTTATTGTATTCTTTCTTATATTCTTTATTTTTTTGCCGGTATTCTTTAATACGTTCTTTATTTTTTTGCCGGTATTCTTTATCGTATTCTTTCTGGTATTCTTTAAAACATTCTTTACATTTATTTTTTCCTTTATAGAACTCAGTTTCATCTTTTTTTATTCCGCACTTAATACAAGTTTTCATATCAGTTAGTTTTTATTATTCAAATATATAAACTAATTTCTTTAGAACC